TACATAAAGTTTACACAGACGATGGTATTCACTTTAAGACCAAATAGGTACATCCAAGGTAAAGAGGAATATCATGATAACTTACACCAAAAAACTTCTTAGCGCAATAGCCAAAGCAATAGAACCTTGCCAAGACGCAGTTATTGGTATCTTTAAATCAGGTAATCATAATCTGGTTATAACTGAATGTCCGCAGGAAGTTATTGGTGGTCCTCAGGATGGTAAGAAAGTTACTTACGGATTCGCTTTTAATATCAATGATTTATTTGATGCTGCTTTAATTTTAGATGAGGAGCTGGTTTCGCAAGAATTTTCCCATATAAAAATTACGTGTGTTGAAGATGACAAACCAAATACAATTTTATATGTTTATTTAACTACTCCAGAGGGAACTCCAACAATTGCTAAAATTACAGGAAAGTCTCATACTTTGATCAAATACTCGAAGAAGCAGTTACCATCGCTATTGTTCTTAATACGTGAAGAGCGGGAAGAAAAGTAATGGAAATCGTGGAAGCTATTTTAAGAAACATAATTACCAGGATCCCACAGAAGGCAATTTATCATATTGAATTTGCTAATCATCAACATCGACTATATGGTCCGCCTAAGGAAGGGCAAGAAGTTAATTGTGTTACTTGTAACTCAAGACAGCATCCAGAAATTATAATTGATATATTGTATGAAGAAACCGATGGATCAGAACTTTTTATATTGTTTGAAAAATATTGCATGGTTTTAAATGGTAAAAGATTCAAACTTGATATTACCAACCCCAATTGTGATGTTGACGAAATGTGTTATCGAATAAGCGTAGAAATATGCGAAGAATTATTAAAACTTGAATGGAGTTTAAATGAAAAAGTTGAAAAATCATAAGACCCCTTCTTGTAGTCAGAATGCAAGGAAAGTGGCAAAGAAGCCAGTGAAAAAGTTGAAAAATCATAAGACCCCTTCTTGTAGTCAGAATGCAAGGAAAGTGGCAAAGAAGCCCAAGGAGATATCTTCGAATAAATCTCCTTTGCAGCCAATAAAACCAGGACATCAATTTCAATTTACCAAAGCGATACATTGGCTTGCTACAAAGGTAAATGTTGATTTTAAGGATGATTACTGGAGTGAAGCTCATTTGGCACATATTGAATATAAAGGTAATATGAAGGAAATATATAAGCACTGTAATAGATTTAGAATGGCTGAATACCGTCATCAATTAAGAAATCAACTAACCATCGACTTCGATAAGTACGATCAGAATAAGTTGTATTAAGTACATCTTAAGTAGAGGTAAGAAATATATGAAAGAATCGAAAGATACATCTGAAGTATTTAAAAAAATCAAGCCCTGGCGAAGGCGCCTTGTACTTGAAGGGATTGCTTCAGGTATGAACCAAGGTGAAGCTGCTGAAGCTGCTGGAACTTCTAGGATAACTATTTGGTACTGGCGGCAACATGATCCGGCTTTTGCAGACGCTTTCGAATTAGCAGAGAAAATGTCTCTACCAGTATGGGAAGAGCTTTTAAATAAATGTTCAACCAAAGCTTTAAATGATCCGAGATATCAAACCTCATTAATTTTTAAATTAAAAGCAATGGATCCAAGGTATAATGATAGACTAAATTTAAGACATGAAGGTCGTATAGATAGTACTATTATTAAAGTCGAGACAGATGAACAAGCTGCCTTAATTGACCAACTTGCATTAACTTTAAAAGCTTTAAATGATAGATCAAATTCATAAACAAATACCAAAAGAGATCTTAAAGAACCTTGAATGGCGCAAACAAGTAGTTCTAGCTGCTCCAAAGATGCAGTCAGTATTAACAGGAATATTCTCACAATTCGGAGAAGATTCATTAGTTGTTTGGATTAATTCTTGTGCTTGGACAGTCCATCCCAAAGATATTACAAAACCAGTTTATCAACCTTTTATATTATGGAAGAGACAGGAAGAAATAATTAGAGAACTATATCAATCAATTATCGATGGATATGATGTTTGTGTCCCTAAGAGTCGTGAGACTGGTTGTACCTGGTTAAGTTTATATGTAATATTGTGGTTTTGGTTATATAAACCAGGATTCCTTGGTCTTGTGTGTTCTAGAAATGCAAATTTAGTAGATGTCACAAATAGTCCAGACTGCCTATTTGCTAAATTAGATTTCGCTTTACATAAATTACCAGCCTGGATGCGTCCTGACTTTGAACGCACTTCGATGCATATTAAAAATGTCACCAATGGTAGTGTAATATCGGGCGAATCGACTACTGGTGATATTGCTAGAGGTGGTCGACAATCAGTAATTATGTTAGACGAGTTTGCAGCAATGGAGACAGGTGAGCAAGTAATCCAATCTACAAGTGACGCGACTAAATGCCGGTGGTTCATTAGTACTCCAAAGGGGCGTGAGAATGCATTTGGTAAGATCAGATTTAGTGGTAAAGTCAAAGTAGTTGAAATTCATTGGAAGGATGATCCAGATAAAGGTAAGGATGCTAAATTAATTACTAAAGAAAATGGTGAAGTAATTTGGATTAGTTCGTGGTATGAACAAGAATGTGCTCGTAGAACTTCAGCCTTAGATATTGCTGAAAATTTGGATATAAGCTTTGTTTCAACTGGTTCACAATTCTTCGATTCTCCAGTAATAGAATCGATTAGACGGCTTTATGTAGAGGAACCTAAACATATTGGTGATTTGGAGTATGAAGTTGAAACTATCGCGGCAATGGAACACTATAAGATTAAGAACATTAAATTTAAAGAAGGGCTGAGCCGGCATCTTAGTTGGTTTGAACCTTTAATTGATGGTAGACCTAATCAGAAAGCTAATTATATAGGCTTCGCAGATATTTCACTTGGTACTGGAGCGTCAAACTCAGCTATCGTTATTTGCAAAATTTTAGATGTTTTAGAACAGGTAGGAACATTCGCTTCACCTACTCTTCCGCCTCATGAGTTCGCACATTATACTGCCGCATTAGTCCAATGGATTGGCGGACAAAGACCACTCTATCTTGGATTCGAGGATAATGGAGGCTTTGCCACTAATTATTATCGGCAGCTTTTAATGGATGGCGTTGACAATCTCTATTATAGAAAACACTATGATGAGAAATTTCCACAAGAATCTAAGAAGGCTGGCTGGTTTAGTTCAAGGTCAAATAAGATGAACCTACTATCTGATCTGAGAGCCTCATTAGCTAAGAAGGAATATAAAATTAGAGATGGTTTGATTTTGGACGAATGTTTAAGCTACATTAGAACATCAAATGGTGCTATTGAAGCCTCAGAAGTAGCTGATAAAGACTCTGGTGCTAAGTTTGCTCACGCGGATAGGGTTATAGCTGCCGCTGGTTGTGTTCTATTATTTACATCGCAACTTGATTATGTTGAGCCTGCTAAACCAATAGTGCCTAATAGTGCAGAAGAAAGAATTAATGAACGTCAGCGTCAAAAGAAGGCTTTGACTGGTTGGGATTAATAGTACATCTTAAATAGGAAGAAATTATATATGAAACAAGAAATAGATCTTATTAAGTTAGTTGCAGCTATACAGTCTAGTGAGCGCCGGATGAAGCCTTTTGTTGATACTAGACGCAACATGCTCAAAGCTTACGCTGGGCGTCGCTATGGTCGAGGACATTCAGAAGTTACGCCTATCAATACTTTATGGAATACCGTTCACGCCTTGATTCCATCATTAGTTAGTGCCAATCCGCAAGTTATGGTTTCTCCACGCAATAAATTTATGGGTACTTTAAAAGGTGAGGCTCGTAAACTAGAACTTGCACTTAATGATGAACTAAAACTCATTCATATGCGTAAGATTGTTGCCGATGCCGTTAGAGATGCCTTATTTCAATTAGGTATAGTAAAAACTGGTTTGTGTTATGAGGATGATAAACCAGAGCTATATTGTTGCATTGTGGATTTTGAAGATTTGATTCTTGATACCGGTGCTGAGAATATCGACCAAGTCTCATTTATTGGTAACAAATTTAAAGTTCGTAGAGATTTTGCTATTGAATCAGGCTTGTATGATGTTGAGAAGTTGAAGATGATTTCAACAGTTAATATCCAAATAGATGATAAAAAATTAAGTGATTTTTCCAAGGGTCCAAACTTTTATGAAGATTATTCTGATTATATTGAATTAGCTGATATTTTCCTACCAAATGAAAAGAGAGTAGTTACAATTGATGCCAATTTTACATCCGCAAATGGTTATTTAAGAGATGTTGAATACGTTGGTCCTATATGCGATGGAATGGGTCCTTATTCAGTTCTTGGATTTTCCTGGATGCCTAAGAATGCTATTCCAATTAGTCCAATGAGTATTATTTATGACAACCACATCCTACTAAATAAGTTGGCTACGAAGGCTGGAAGACAAGCTGAACGCTCTAAAGACATTGTTGTTGGTAATAAAACTGCATCAGACGACGCTAAAGTAATTCAAGATTCTGATGATGGTGATATTATTCTACTTGGTGATATTTCTAAATTTAATAATTTGGCATTTGGTGGAAGCAATCCTAAACTTTATGAACAAATTAGTTTCCTTACAGAACAAATTAGTAGAATGGCAGGCAACGCTAATTTGCTGGCGGGTGTTAGTGCTGATCAGAAGACAGCTACACAGTCTCAAATTCTATTAGGAAATGCTGCAAATCTTGTCGGATCAAGAAAACAAAGTGTGTCAGACTTCGTTAAGAACATAGTTGGTAAGCTTGCCTGGTATATGTTGCACTCAACTAAAACATATGAACTTGAAATTGATGTGCCAGGAACTCACGCTGTGCCTGTTAAGTTAGATACAACTAATTTAGCCGGCAATTTTGTTGATTTTCAATTTGATATTGACGAGTACTCCCTTGCGCCTTCTACACCAGAACAAAAGGCTGCTAAGGTTATGACTTATGTTACGCAAGTAATATTACCACTGTCGCAAATAGGTATGATGAATGGTAAAGTAATTGACCCAACTAAATTGCTTGATATGATTTCTAATCTAGATAATATTCCTGAACTTAATGAAATTTTTGTTAATATAACTCCAGAGATGGCTGCTCAGGCGGCTCAAATGCAAGGTGGAGTTGGTCCAATTGCTTCCAAAGGTGTAGTTTCGCAGGCATCGCCAACACAAGTTCAAGAAGGAAGACCAACGCAACCATCACAACCAGAACCTCAACCAACGGAGATTAAATAATGAGT